GGTGATATGTACTCTGGCGCAGTAATGTTAGCCATTAAGTATTGACTCCAACAAAGTTACGATTGTTACCAGTAATACCCGCAGGATAGAAGTAGTTCTGATGATTGATCAGTTCTACACGCATACGTTTGATACCCTCCATATAGTCTTTCTCTGCTAGTTGTGCGCCAGCCATGTTCGCTCTCATCATGTACGCATAGTACTTTGCGCGATTAACAACGATGTCATGAAACCGTGTGGGAAGAGTAGGTGTATCACCATGTGCGTCAAGATCGGTGTGTGTAGCGTAATAATCAAATGCAATATTGTATGAACTTTTATCAGGTATTGGACTAAGACCGAAACTACCGTTGGAAGGATCACGGTATACGTAGCGAGGTATGCCGAATTGGCTAGATTGAGTTACGTTTAGATCACTTTCACTGTGTGTATCTAACCACTCGTTGTAAGATAGGTAGACTAGACGTTGTGGCTGCATGTTCTCTACTACCTCAATGCTATCTACATCGTAGTTAGCTGAAGCAGAGTTGGCTAGACCAATGTACGTAGTTGTAGCCGTAGCAGTAAACTTAGTAGTATTATACTCCCCATCACCAAGGTTGTCAATACTTAATGTTGTGCTTGATATCTGCGTTCCACCAGATGAAGTACCTATCTTTAGTGTAATGTCTCCACCTACAGTTCGCGTACGCACTACGTACTCCGTATTGACTACCGTGCTAATAGCCTGTGTCACTTCAGCTGCATTAAGACGTAGCGCACCGTTACCCGTTGCAGAAGTCTGAGAAGGGCTACCAGATACTGTAGTCCAGCTTGTAATGTTCGCAGTGAAATCTCCGTTGGTGATAAGGTCTTTGGGAGTTAACACAAAAGAATTAAAGTTTACTTTTCGTGCATCAGTAGGGTAGTCATACTGTCGTGTACCTGCAGTTGTGACTTGGTTTTTTGCAGTATACAGGTATGACCACTCTACCTCAGAGTTATATATGTCATGAATAGATTTATTCACGACATTTTTAACCATAGTCTGTACACCTCTGGATGAGCTAAAGTTAGCAGATGTAAGTTCTACTTCGTTTAGTTCGTTAAGAACACGATTGGTAAGCTGTAAGAATGTCGCCATGATTATTCCTTATATTTAGCTACACGACCACCGTAAGCGTAAGGTTTACCTTTCTTGATAGGACCGCCACCCATGTAGTATTGCGGCATCTTCTTTTTCTTTGGTGCAGAAGTTTTCTTTGCTGACATGTCGGAAGCACCAATCATACCGCCAGATTGCCTACCTTGTGGCCTGTACGGTTCTACATCTTTTTCAGTAATAAATTCTTTTTCTTGCCTTTTAAATTTTCTTTCAGAAGGTGTACCCTCTATTATTTTCTGATCTTTCTTAGACATAACTTTTCTCTTACCTTCAGCTACTTGAAAATTAGCCCATGCCGCCCTTTCTTCTTTTTTTGCTTTTTTATATGCTTCACTATCTTTACCATATAA